TTACGCCTTCTTTATATCCTCCATAATTCCACAGTGGGACATATTTGGGACATTATCACCAAAAATGTCGTCTATTTTCCTTGCATGCTCTGTCAAATGATTAGGCGCAAGGTGAGCATACCTACGAACCATTTCTATGGACTCCCATCCGCCCATTTCCTGAAGCACAGATAATGGGACGCCTGACTGGATCAGCCAGCTTGCCCAGGTGTGTCTGAGGTCATGGAAACGGAAATCTTCAATTCCTGCACGACGACAAGCTGATAGCCATGATGTCTTGCTGTCGATGCGCATCTTCCTGACCGCAGGCGTTGATGTTCCATCTGCTCGCTTAGCCGCCTTGGTATGTACAAACACCCATTTGTGATGCTTGCCTATTTGATCACGCAACACTTTACAGGCGGTATCGTTCAGCGCCACACCAATGGCGCGGTTTGATTTGCTCTCTTCTGGATTCACCCAGGCAACTCGTCGCTGCATGTCGATTTGTTGCCATTCCAGATTTATGATGTTCGACTTTCTCAGACCAGTTGCCAGCGCAAACTTGACGACAGATTTCAGTGGTTCGGGGCACTCATCAATAAGGCGTTTTGCTTCCTCCTTTTCCAGCCATCTGACTCGCTTGTTTCTGACCGCTGGTATCTTGATGACAGGCGCTTTTTCCAGCCACTTCCAGTCGCGTTCTGCAGCACGGAGAATGGCCTTTATCATGGCAAGATGCTTTGCCTTTGTCTGAGTTGATACTGGCTTTGGTTCATAAACAGGCGGTTCTTTACCTTTCCTGATGGCGGCCTGAACTTTCTGTTTCCATATTTCTTTCGTCTTTCTGTTATGCATTCTGCTTACAGCAGAGTAAATCTTTGCCTCCGAGATATCTTTAAGCCTTATACCCTCAAAATGTTCAAGCCAGAACTCAATCCGGCTTTTATCTGAATCGAGAGATTTTTTATCAGCTTTTTCCTCAAGCCATCTTAGGCAGGCCTCTTCAAAAGTGACATCAGGTAAATCCCCTAGCTTTTCTACTCGCCAGAGTTCTGCTTTTCGCTTGTCGTGCAACTCCTGAGCTTGCCGCTTGTCCTTTGTGCCAAGAGATTCCTTAATTCGTTTCCCGCCCGGGAGCGAATACGAGGCATACCATATTTCATTTCTGCGGAAGAGTGACATTTTCTTTCCTCTGTTATGCCATCACCCGCGCTCACCTGGACAGTATGCAGCGGAGACTGAAGCGCCGCAATGCAAGCTTGCCGTGTTGTGAGGTAAGGAGATTTTGGCTTGGTTGGATCTTTACGTGTTGCCTGTAGGCGGCCTGTTCGTATCCAGTTGGTGGCGGTTGGTCTGGATATCTTAAGAAAATGACAGGCCTCATCGAGTGTGAGGCTGTATGGCTCCATTATTTCACCTCTTGCTGTGACATTGTTGAAAAATGGATACCAGCTCGTTGCTGCCAGACGATCCAACCGAGAGTCATATCCCATTCCATGTATTCGTTATCGCCGTTTTTTGCTCTCCGACGATCTACTAAGTCACCGAAACGCTTTTCCATGAATAATTCATAAGCTTCGCGTTCATCTGGTTCTACTTCCAGAGATAGGAGTGCGATTTCATAAGCACGGCGCTCAATATCGTCTCGCACGTCAAGGCTGCTGATACGCTCTTTAATTTCTTTAATCAGTTCTTTGTCGGTAAAAGTGGTCATTATGCTCCAGCCTCCGGTGCTTTTGGCATTACTGCCCAGTGAGTGATATTGACGTTTTCAAGGTCCCCGACCTGAAATGTCCACTGCCATTCTCCGGTTTCTTTTTGTCCCCAGGTGTACCAGAGAGAACGCCAGCCAATTAGCCAGCCTTCTCCTTTAGCATCGAATAACAAAACACTTTCATTTGCTGGTGGCAGTTCAGTTGACACTGGTATTACTTTGTTTTCCTGTGCTGCACATTTAGCTTCAAGCGCATCGAATTTACGCACCAGGTATTCAGCATCTGTTTCATTTACTTTCAGATCTCGCGGTACACATCTCCCACGAAGAAACCCTTCCATTTCGAAAACATTCATGCGCATTTGCGTAACTCCGATAACTCGTTAAAGCGTTCCATAAACATCCCGTAGGCATGGCCCGGTGCCAGTGGAATCACGTTGAACATCTCTGTTGCCGGGATACCTTCCAGTACAGGCCAGAAAGAGCCATCATCAAGCCCGAGATCGCGGCGTTCGGTTGCCAGCATGATGAGATCGGCATATTTCACGGGCGTACTCATAACTGGGGGTAACCCGTATTTCTCACGGATTACGGCGTCTATTTTTTCTTCCATTTGTTTATAGTCAGGAAGAAGGCGTTTCAGTGGTGCGGGAATGTCCTGGCAATACGCTTCTGTTGCATCATGCATTAACGCTTCAAAAGCAAATTCCTGCGGCACCAGCTGGCTGCAAAGAACCGCATGTTGGGCGACGCTGTAGAAGTGCGAAAGATGACCGGCAAAGCGACAGATATTTGAAAGGGAAACCGCGATATCGTTAATATCGATGTCGTCTTTATTTATCCTGTCATAATAAAAATGCTTCCCGGAAAAAGTTTTAATAAATGACATTTTGTTCTCCACGTATATGCGCTGCACCGCGCTGAATTCTGGTAAAAAGAATCCCTCACCATCCTGCGATTATTGAGTAAATTACGTTTCCATAAATGCCCCCGCAGGGGCATTTGCAGTAATGAAATCAGGCGGTGAAAGTACCAATAAAGGTTTCTACTTTGCTGTCCTTGAATTTCTCAACAAGCAGATCACGAAATTCGTTAGCCATTTCTTCCTGCACCGCCTCCAGCTGAATAATGCGCAGAACCAGTACAGGACGATCGCCAGTGATAATACTGAGGCGTAATTTAAACGGACGTTCTTTCAGACCTTCAAACGGAACGCATTTAAATTCAAATGCCACTGGCATAATGTCTTTGGTCTTCGCTTCGACAGACTCCATCAGGGAGCGTTTGCCGCTGAAGTCATTATCTTCAAAATCAGCGGTCTGGTTTGCTTCAATCGTGATTTTACGGACAGCCGCAGCCGCTTTTGTTGCCTGAATGGCGTCACCATTAGCATCAAAGCCCACAAGGTAGTCGGCCCAGTCTTCAATCCATTCTGCCAGTGACTTCTGGGAGTTACGCTCGCCGTTAACAGACAACAGAGCAGAGAACGGTGCTGTCTTTTTCAGTTTGAGAGTGGCGGTGTTATCTGCGTGACCTGGTTCATCAATAGTACCCAGGTTAAGCACACTGACGGCACGCATATTATCGGCATCGATAAAGCAGCGGGTGCCTTCATCTGCAAGAACTTTAGAATAACGGGTAAAGTCATCGATGCTGGCAGTGGAAAGCGCACCACGGAAACGGAAGCGATTTAAATTAAATTTTTCCAGATCATGAATGCGGAAATTCTCAGGCAATGCCACAGCATCGGCACCAATCTTACTGATAATTTCATTAACACCCTGAGCAGAAATAAGGGCATGGATTTGATTAATTGCGGTTGCGTCTAAGTTCTGAGACATAATAAGTCCTCACTATATAAAGATATTCAGTGATGAGATAAATAATCAGTTTATTACGAACGATATTAACGACCTGCTGCGCGGAGTTTTCCGTCAGGTTCACCGGCAAGAGTCAGTAATTGTCCCTGGTCTTCCTGCAGAATAGTCAGGCGACCACCGCGATTGACATACATCGGCGTTTCGGTGGTGTCTTCTTCGGAAATTTTCCCGCGGTTAGTTGGGCGAACATATGAGAGTTTGTGTTTGATTTTCACACGGTTCTCATCAAACGGTTCGATTTCCAGATTGAGTGAGACCTTCCCTTTGGTTTTCGTGTTCATCACACCGGAAGCGACCTCACTGAGAACTGCGCCGATTTTGGTTTCAAATACGCCGCCGTCCAGCTCCCCGATAAATGCCTGCACATCAGTACTGCGTTCGCTAGCCATTTTGCTGCTCCTCATCATATCGACCCTGCAAGGTCGGTTGGTTTCTCCACAAAACAGAGAAGAACACCTGCGGTGGCAGCCGCCCGGATGGATTGGGTTAACCTGACTGTTCGATATATTCACTCAGCAACCCCGGTATCAGTTCATCCAGCGCGGCTGCTTTGTTCATGGCTTTGATGATATCCCGTTTCAGGAAATCAACATGTCGGTTTTCCAGTTCCGGAAAACGCCGCTGCACCGACAGGGGGATCCCGTCGAGAATACTGGCAATTTCACCTGCGATCCGCGACAGCACGAAAGTACAGAATGCGGTTTCCACCACTTCAGCGGAGTCTCTGGCATTTTTCAGCTCCTGTGCGTCGGCCTGCGCACGCGTAAGTCGATGGCGTTCGTACTCAATAGTCCCTGGCTGGAGATCTGTCTCGCTGGCCTGCCGCAGTTCTTCAACTTCCCGGCGCAGCTTTTCGTTCTCAATTTCAGCATCCCTTTCGGCATACCATTTTATGACGGCGGCAGAGTCATAAAGCACCTCATTACCCTTGCCACCGCCTCGCAGAACGGGCATTCCCTGTTCCTGCCAGTTCTGAATGGTACGGATACTCGCACCGAAAATGTCAGCCAGCTGCTTTTTGTTGACTTCCATTGTTCATTCCACGGACAAAAACAGAGAAAGGAAACGACAGAGGCCAAAAAGCTCGCTTTCAGCACCTGTCGTTTCCTTTCTTTTCAGAGGGTATTTTAAATAAAAACATTAAGTTATGACGAAGAAGAACGGAAACGCCTTAAACCGGAAAATTTTCATAAATAGCGAAAACCCGCGAGGTCGCCGCCCCGTAGCCTGTTGGATCGCCGGAAAGGACCCGAAAAACGAGAATAATTATCACTTACAGCAAGAATCGAATCTGATCTATTATGGTGCTTGCAATTATGTGCCGGCACAAGTGCGTCGTTTACCGTCATTTCACACAGAGGCATCATCAAATGAAAATCAGAAATATTCTCGCTATCTCCCTTGCAACATCATCCTTCAGTTGCCTGGCATTTAAATCCTCGCCCAATGTGCTACCAGGACCAACGAATCAACTAACTGCGGTAGAAAGTAAAATTATCGGACATTTTTATGCCCCACACAGTGCATTACCCGGAACAACCATCACAGGGACATGTGACGCCTCCCCCGTCCCGGGATGCACCTGTCCGTTTTGTACTATGCTGCGTAGCCAAAACCGATAACATCCGCATTTACCTGGTATTCCATGATGAGTTCACGCAGCGACTGATAGAGGAAGGAAAGATGGTTAGCAAAAGCAAGGCGCATTGCCGCCGCATGCTGCAGGCATTGCAACAGACGAGAGCAGGTATTTTTGACCAGTTGGAAAACTGCCAGCATACTTTGCCCGAGTATATCGCCATCTCATCGGAAACCAGTGCAACTCTTATTCATCGGGTTCCACTAGAGAAAAAGAAGAAATGAACAGTGAGGCGTTGTGTGGCATACAACGCCTTCTTCCATCATTCCTCGTCAGCCATGACAAAAATATAACCGCTGGCTCTTTCATTTTTCTCCTGCTTCCAGCCCCTCTCTACCTGGAAGCATCAGGGACGTGACGGCGTAAAGATAAATTGTCTCTTCACTCCCTGACAGGGACGATTCTTTTCAAATCGCCATTTCGCCATGGCCTTCACCACTTCATCACGAAACAAATTATGAGGCTCTGAGCGGAGAAAAACGATCCGTGTCACAGTCCCATCAGCACCAATATCGAACTTAACCTCAACCAGCCCCTTGATATAATTTGCTGCAGCATATTCCGGATATCGTGGATACACCGTCACTAATTGCCGGGGCTCATCAGCTTTTTGCTGCGAGCATCCCACTGCTAGGACAGATAACAGAAAAAGTAGTAAAAGGCGTCTTTTCATTTTTATTCCTACGGGTCTTATTCTGACAATATATCCTGTGTTCCAGACTGCCACATCACCACATCCTGTGCCATTATCTGACTCACATTACATACATCGCATCGGGATACAGTAGTAGCACTTTCTGTAATACAGCTTCCGGTTTCTTCCACCATCGCACCGGGATAAATCCGCGAATCATTAACGCGGTAAAAACCCGGTGTGCATCGTTTTTAATTATTCCCGCACACTCACGCAGAAGGAATTCCCCGTCGGGCTACGGTCATGGTTAATGCGGGAATACGGCGACGATACAGCGCAGCTAAAAGGGTAATGGACGGATAGACCGGTTTATTTCATTCTACAGGATTCTGAGTGTCCCCAACTCCCTCCAATCGTCTGAGCTCACCTGTGTAGTTTTAATTTTCATCAATCCATTTAACTATCGTTTAATTGTTGTCACATAGGATTCTGCCGTTTTTAACAATGCAGGATAATAAGATGAAAAAAATGTTGTTTTCTGCCGCTCTGGCAATGCTTATTACAGGATGTGCTCAACAGACGTTTACTGTTGGAAACAAACCGACAGCAGTAACACCAAAGGAAACCATCACCCATCATTTCTTCGTTTCGGGAATTGGGCAGAAGAAAACTGTCGATGCAGCAAAAATTTGTGGTGGTGCAGAAAATGTGGTTAAAACAGAAACCCAGCAAACATTCGTAAATGGATTGCTCGGTTTCATCACTTTTGGCATTTATACTCCGCTGGAAGCGCGGGTGTATTGCTCAAAATAATTGCATGAGTTGCCCATCGATATGAGCAACTCTATCTGCACTGCTCATTAATATACTTCTGGGTTCCTTCCAGTTGTTTTTGCATAGTGATCAGCCTCTCTCTGAGGGTGAAATAATCCCGTTCAGCGGTGTCTGCCAGTCGGGGGGAGGCTGCATTATCCACGCCGGAGGCGGTGGTGGCTTCACGCACTGACTGACAGACTGCTTTGATGTGCAACCGACGACGACCAGCGGCAACATCATCACGCAGAGCATCATTTTCAGCTTTCGCATCAGCTAACTCCTTCGTGTATTTTGCATCGAGCGCAGCAACATCACGCTGACGCATCTGCATGTCAGTAATTGCCGCGTTCGCCAGCTTCAGTTCTCTGGCATTTTTGTCGCGCAGGGCTTTGTAGGCGATTGCGTTATCACGGTAATGATTAACAGCCCATGACAGGCAGACGATGATGCAGATAACCAGAGCATAAATAATCGCGGCGACTCTGCTCACTGATCTATCCCCCAACAGGCTAATGCGCTTTCCTGGTCACGACGAATAACCTGTCCATAGCAGTTATTTGAACGTATGCGGCAATCGCGCCCACCATCTTTTATCCACCAGCGAATCGCCTCGCATGCACCTTTACGATCACCGGCATTCAGCCGCTTATAAAACGTCGACGGGAAACACTTACCGGGGCCAATGTTATAGGGACAAAATGACGCGATACCCGCTTTCTGTGGTTCGGTCAGTGGCACTTTAATATTGCGCTCCACCCATGCCAGCGCCTTATCCCGTTCAATGGCGTTAACCTGGTCGCATTTTTCCTTCGACAGTTTCATACCGGGAACAACGGGTTTTCCATCCACCACCGTGGCACCCCGACAGATGGTCCAGATGCCGGAACCATCGCGGTATGCCGTTGTGTGGTTACCTTCTTTTTCATCCAGAAACTGGTCGAGAATATCAGGCGCAGGCGCACCGACGGCAATCAGTGCCAGAACGGCAGCCGACAGGCCGTATCTGATTTTTGCGTTCATGGATATTTATCAGGATTTATCGGTTTCTGAACCCTGGATATGTTTATCTGTCCCGGCCTGTTGAATCAGGCAAGGAATAGTTAAATACAATAGAGAGGATTGTTTATGGACAATAGCACCATTTCTCTACAGGAGTTGCTCGACTGCATTTCCAGGCTTCGGGATGATGTAAATGCCCTTACTGTCGCATTTTCATATCTGGCATTCTCAATTCCCAAGGAACAAATGCAACCAACACTGGCATCGCTCCAGCTTGAATCAATCAATCCCAAATGGTCCCAGCAACAACAAAATTCTTTCAAGTGGCTGGCGGTATTACTGGAGGAAAAATATGCTGGTGAAATTACCATTTCGGCGGAGTCTTCAGTGAACCAGTAATTCTTCCCGGCAGTTTTCCTTTGTAGGTTATCCACACACTCTGCGCCTCTAAAATTATGGGGCGCTTTTCCGGCGACTGCTCATCCCCTCCACATAACCCGGCAGCAACATCCAGGAAGACCTGTCTGATGCTCCTTCTGGCTGCTGCCTCATAAAACTCCAGCGCGGCACCTTCAACACGGTCCAGCGAGATGTCCAGGTCAAAAATTTCACCGTCAAAGCGTTCTTTGTCCTGTAATGCTAAAGTTACCGTAACTTTATTCTCAAAATTGCGGATCCCTTTCACAATCATTTCATAGTTTTGGACCATTATATTACTCTCCTCTCGCAGCCTTTCTTCTGTCTTCTCTGATTTTGAAGTACAGATTCGTCAGATAAGTCAGAAAGCCCAGAACCAGACTTCCCAGTACACCAATCGCAGCCCACTGAGACGGACTAACCTGATCAAGCCATTGTAAAAACCAGTAGCCAGCACTGCCTGCGGAGGTGCCGTAGGCAATGCCTGTTGATATTTTTTCCATCTGATACATATCCCGCCCCAACAGACCTGTGCTACCGGAAAGAAAAAAGGCCATCAGCAAAACTCTGATGGCCTGAATCACCTTTACCAGTCATGTATGAAAAAATACGCACAACCAATTGACAATAATTATCATTTTCATTAAAAATACCGCGTAACATTCTTATTTCATGAAGAACCATACCCGCCAGCAACCTGAGTAGCAAAAGCTGTTCATCCCCCATATTTTTGCTGGCGGGTTCTTTTTTCTACTGCCCTCCTCCCCAGGAAAAGCATTTCATTCTTTTCTCATTAATCGTTACTGGAGAGAAGGCGGGAAAAAGCCAGCTCTTTGGCCCTAAATAACAGCATGGCTTCAGTCCATACAGAATCTGATTTTCCAGCTCACATAATAACCAGATGATGCAGTTGCAAAATCTGGCAACATCGGATTATTATGCGCCTGTGAAAATTTCTTCACGTTTTATTCCTTGCCGCCCGTGCCTCCCAGCGCGGGCTTTTTTATCCAAAAAATACCCCTCCGGAGAGGGGTATCATACAAGGGGATGACCATGATGCATGGTGCCGGGTGCCTCCCGGTGAGTCCGGCATCAGCATACGAACCCGCGATTATCCCAGAACTGACTGCTGATTCGCCCCGCCGCTTAGGGGGATTCACCATGCGTTTTTTTATTTACAAACTCTTCGCCAGACAAACAACCATTAACTGGCTGAATTGTGAGGTATTTCAATTTTTAGAAAACTGACCAACCTCCGCTTATACGCCGGGCATGGAGCGGATACAAAAAAGCCCCGCAAAAGCAGATCAGAAGGATTCGTTGTAAAAAAAAAGCTGTCAGATTATCGCGCTAATCTGACAGCTACAGCAGGTATCCAAAAACATGGGTGGAAACAATAAGTGAGTTAAGAAGACACGGTGTCGGATTTTTACCGATGAGCCGTTGGCGTGGTCAACCGTGACTCGCTTGTATCAACGATGAATTAATGAAGCCAATCCTTTGCAGGCTATGTACAACCCACCACATCAGCCCTGCTGCATTGCAGGATACACTGTATCTGTAATCATTATACGGCACAGACATCCCACCAATAATTGAATTAATTCACAAAATTGTATTTGCTGATAACATACTGATTTCCTGGATGGTCTGATTAAACCGCTCTGTCTCAAGCTCAACACCTAACGCCCGACGCCCCAGCGCCATTGCTGCTTTTATTGTGGAACCGGATCCCATAAAGAAATCAGCAACCAGATCGCCGGGTCGACTACTGGCATTGATTATTTGCCTGAGCATATCCGCCGGTTTCTCACACGGATGTTTACCCGGGTAGAACTGAACGGGTTTATGCATCCAGACATCGGTATAAGGCACGGAGACTGATACGGAGAAATAGCGCCGGAGAGATTTAAACTCATCCAGCAATTCAGAATATTTGCGATTCAGTGAATCATAAGATGCCACCAACTGGTGGTGTGGTTGTTCCAGTTGTTGTTCCTGAAACTTCTCTGCCGCTATACGGGAAAACAGTGCCTGTAACTTCCGGTAGTCAGCCTCATTCGGCAACTGCCACTGACTGGCACCAAACCAGTGGGAAACCATATTTTTCTTACCTGTGGCTTCGGCAATTTGTTTTGCCGTTATACCCAGTTCGGCATGAGCATCCCTGAAATACGATATCAGCGGTGCCATTATGTGCTGTTTGAGTTCCCTTTCTTTTGCCGCATAGCCGTCACTTTTGCCGCGATATGGCCCCTGGTAATGTTCAGCAAACAGAACGCGCTCTGTGGCAGGAAAATATGCGCGCAGACTTTCTTTATTACACCCATTCCAACGTCCGGACGGCTTCGCCCAGATGATATGGTTAAGCACGTTGAAACGTTCACGCATCATGATCTCAATATCAGATGCCAGGCGATGCCCACAGAACAGGTAAAGGCTTCCGGCTGGTTTCAGTACCCGCCAGAACTGGGCCAGACAGTGGTCCAGCCACTTCAGGTAATCTTCGTCCCCTTTCCACTGATTGTCCCAGCCGTTGGGCTTCACTTTGAAGTACGGCGGATCGGTAACAATCAGATCAATGGAGTTATCAGGCAGGGACTGAATAAAATGCAGGCAATCAGCGTTGATTAAATCAACACTGTTTATTTTTACAGTATTTTCATGGATCAGTAAGCGTAACTCTGGTAGGCTCACTCTGCTTTTGCGCTAAAGCAGTGGGCCGTGGTTCGCTTGTGACAAGTAAGCATGAGCGAATGGCTGGCAGGTGCTACCAACACCCACCAGCCGCCCATTTTCACAGCAGGAAACCGCCATTACTGGCAGCGTCTGAATTTATTCCCGTACCCGCCGTTATCCTTCGCCAGACCCGCCAGAACTAACTGAGTCAGTATTAACTGGCACCGGGCTTCGCTTACTCCGGTAGTTCTCGTCATCATGCGTGGCGTTACCCACTTGTCAGCAGGTAAGAAATGAAGGACTGCGGCGGCGGTTTCTGTCATATCTTGCTGTTTTAGCATGTCTTTTTCCCTTCTGGTTAACATGACATACCAATAACTCTTGTCTAAAAAGCCAGCAAGATAAAAAGTCAGTATTCACGACCACCAGCGTGTTTACTGTGCTGCACCAAGTTTACAGGTACAAAAAAACCGCTCAGCGGCGGGTTTAAGTTGTGTGGCGAAGTAACCACTCTTAACACAGTAATCTAGAAAATGCGGACCGCGTTAGTGATTTTTATCTGTTTTTCCATTATTTTTTTGCCACACAGCTTAAAACGAAAAATAAAGCAGGCGTTGCCAAACCTCACGGTGACAGTTGGCTTAGAATGAGGACATATTTTTGGATAAGTTTGATGAGATTCATGTAGACATTGAATCTGAGCAGCAAGCCTTCGATTTGCTTGAAAGCTATCTTGATGGTTATGGTTTACCTGACAGTTTAAGTTTCAACGGATGGCCAAACCTTACCATCAGATTAACCGGTGAAAAATTCAACAGATCGCTAACACCTTCAGTTATGAAGGGATTTGTTGAAATGCAAGCTCAAATCAACAAATCATATGCCCTTGCCAAGTACGGTGTCCCTGACGTCCGCAAACTGACCAAAGAAGAACTTGATGCCCTAGAAATAGAAGTTACGGTAGAACAGGGTTCTTCAATAGTAGAAATCAACATTGATGGCTTTTTAACCAAACTCACACAGGAACTTGTTGGTAAAATGAACGCAACTGAGATCATGTTTACTGTTCTCGGCGCAGCAGTCATCTGGGGCGGAGTAACAGTATTTAAACGGTTCTTGGACAACCGTAAAGATATTCGCCTTGCAGAAATTGCTAAGGATGGAGAGAAAGAACATCTCCGGACTATGCAGATCATGAGCGAGCAAGAAACTAAACGCCTGCGGGTTATTTCAGAAATGATTGCGGAAAAACCACTTCTCGATAACATGGACCGTATGTCGTATGACGCTAAAACCCAAATGGTCAAATCCTTTGTGCGTTCAGATAACGCTCAAATTGATGGCGTTACTATTGATTCTGAAATGGCGAAAGAGTTGGTTACGAATGCTCGTAGACGTTCATCAGAAATGAGGATTGATGGTATTTACCGAATTGAAGAAGTCAATAATACTGACCCAGAGAGTTTCAAAGTTAAGGTCCGACGCGTAGATACCGACCAACGTCTAACCTGCGTAGTTCAGGATGTTTTCCTTGATGAATCCGGAAACAAAGAAGCATTGCAGCGAGCTGAGTGGGAAAGAAAGCCTGTACATTTGAGCATTAACGCAAAACACGTCGATGGTGACATTAAGTCAGCAGTAATTCTCTATGTTCGAGATGTGGAACAAAAGCCCGAGTAACAGCGCACAGGCGGCAGCAGACTCACAAACTGCATCGGCAAACTCCGCGACAGCAGCCAAAAAATCAGAAACCAACGCGAAAAATAGCGAGGCAGCAGCAAAGAGCAGCGAAACAAACGCTAAAGCCAGCGAAACTAATGCTAAATCCAGTGAAACAAACGCGGCGAAATCTGCGGCGGACGCACTTAATTATTGCAACCAGGCGCAAGTAATTGTTGGCGATAATATCGGTCTTGGCTCAGCCCCGCGTGATTGTCCTGATATTTCCGGCAACCCATCAGGGTATATCGGATTTATGCGCATTATGAGTAATGCAAAAGGCTTTCCATCGATTGCATCCGGTGAAAGCAGTCTTACGGGGTTTATTAGTCAGGTAGATGGAACACCAGCGTATACAGGTGTATTTCAGGGATGGGCTACGCGCTCGCTTTATACTTATCGCTGGAATCCGACAACAGGCCCGCAATGGACACGCCACGCTCGCAAAAATGAAGTGGACCGTCTTGACCAATGGAATAGCGAAACATGGTTATATAACCATGATAAATCCATGCGCCTGGGTTTAACCGGATCAACATGGGGGTGTTACAGCGACACACAAAAAAAATGGATACCGCTTGATGTTTCTCATGGTGGCACTGGCGCAAATAGCCTTGATGACGCCAAAACTAATTTGCAAATCCCTGAGGGTGGATTAACAAAAGCGATGACCCTTAATGCCCCTGGTGGTGCAGTGGATGGCAAATACTACCCTGTCATAATAGACACATCTGCAATGAATGGGAGCGGTGCCATGTTATGTCCTGTTGAAATAAAAACAGCAGGAGGTCCGGCATCAAATCCGCTTAATAGTAACTCATTTTTTGGGTTCATTCGATGTGGTGGCTGGAGTGACGTTCGCGATGTGGCTTACGGGTCATTTGTTTGCTATGAAAAAAATGAACTCGGGATACTTTGCATTAAAGCGTCGCAAAGAGATTATGCGCAGCATGTAGCTTTCTACATCCATAAAAGCGCTTTTCCTGTCGTTGTGCAAACTGGCTACAAGGCGAAAGTTAAGGTTCCAACAGAAGACTACGTAATTGGTGACAACGGGGTTAGATATAAGTTTGGTGTATCAACGTCAACGGAGGATAACGACAAGAACTTTGTTAAAAATGTTCTTGACTTCACTGGCGGTGAACATGGCTTCTACAGCAACCTTCCGTTCAGACAAGGGGTGTCAGAAAGGATTGCATTAACAAATGGCCTGAGTTTTGACAAAAATTTTACCGTCACTATTCCTATATTTGTAAACAATGGTCAGATTAAAGCAACACAATCTTTCACCGCGTACGGTACAGACGCTTCAAACAGAACATTTGTTTCTCAAAGATTACAATCCGAAGGAGGTCCGGTTGTCGATCAAACTGAACTAAGGGCCGCTAACGCTTCTGGTGAAATTATTGTCAGGGACATAAATAATTCAGGGAACAGTAAGTTCTTTAATTTTAACCTTGATGGTACCTTCAGTTCTTACCAGGGATTGGTTGTTCACACAGGGCAAAACTGGAGCACTCAACATACAGATAATGTAAATAAGTTTAAGCCAATAGCAGGGAGCGCAGGCGGTCCTGACGGAACAATGGTTGTTGGCGGATTCCATGCTCAATTTAGCGGTAATTACGTCACACAATTCGCCGGTCGCAACTCCAAATTTTGGGCAAGAAGCTTTGAGGCTGGGGTTGATAAGGGATGGAAACGACTATTAACAGTAGACGATCTCAATTCATCTACCGATCTTGCTGTCAGGTCATTAACCACATCTAACCCGGTAAAATCTGGCGGAGGGCGAATTGATGTCCTTGGAAGCACGTCAGACTATAGCAAAATGGATTGCTTTGTACGTGGGTTTGATAGCACCGGTAATTCTCTCGCGTGGGCGTTGGGTTCGTCAGTCGGCGTAAGTAAGATGCTGTCGCTAAAAAATTTCTTTAGCGGAGCTGAGATACTGTTAAATGGTAATGACGGCGCGGTTCAACTCAAAACAGGTGCTGTTAACGGGGCTAAAGCGCAGGCGCTCACTATCAACAAGGATGAGGTTAATTCAACTGTTGATTTAACTCTTACAAAACAAACAGGGACTGGCAATCGTTTTGTTTTACAGAACTTAGGTAATACAGAACTATCATTTGCCGCAAAAGTATGGGGATCAAGTGATCGACAAAACGTTTTTGAGGTTGGAACGTCTGCTGCGTATCTGTTTTATGCGCAAAAAACGTCAGCAGGCCAGTTGTTTGATGTAAATGGCGCTATTAATTGCACAACGCTGAATCAGTCATCAGACCGCGACCTTAAAGACGATATTCTCGTTATCAGCGACGCGACGAAAGCAATCCGTAAAATGAACGGATACACCTACACGCTCAGGGAAAACGGGATGCCTTATGCTGGCGTTATTGCACAGGAAGTAATGGAGGCGATACCAGAAGCTGTGGGATCGTTTACTCATTACGGTGAAGAGTTGCAGGGACCAACGGTTGACGGCAATGAATTACGTGAAGAAACACGTTATCTGAATGTTGACTACGCCGCCGTGACGGGGTTACTTGTTCAGGTCGCCCGTGAAACAGATGGTCGCGTTACCGCGCTGGAAGAGGAAAACATAACGCTACGTAAAAATCTGGCAACAGCAGGCACCCGGATCAGCACTCTGGAAAATCAGGTAAGCGAACTGGTTGCACTTGTCGGGCAGTTAACAGGAAGCGAACATTGATATCCTTCAAGCCCTGAAGGAGGCTGTTCCTGGTACGTTCAGACTGTTGTTGAGCTGGAAATCGCAACGGAGGAAGAAACTTCGTTGCTGGAAGTCTGGAAAAAGTATCGGGTATTGCTGAACCGTGTTGATACGTCAACTGCACAGGATATTGAATGGCCAGCACTGCCGTAGGGTAAAACATATAAATTCTATAATTAGATGTATCTTTCCATTTACGGCAAGGAAGGGGGCTTGGAAGACGTAAAGCATCTCACACCGAGATTATTTT